AAAGTTTATAAAGATCCTTTTGCTGCAAGAAAAGCAGCTGATGATGAAGACAGACAAAATTTAAAAGAGATTAGAGCAGTTGAAGCTAAAGGAATGAATCATGGTGGTGAAGCAGTTACTCAAGGAGTAGGAATTGCACTTAAAGGTACAGGATTTAAAGGAGTATTCTAGTGGGTAAGAAAAATAAAAATCTTTATAGTTTTGGTTTATCAGTAGTAGATTCTGAAAAAACTTACGATAGAAATAAAGAAGGTATGTATCATACTACTTTAGGAGGCTCTGATCTTAAAAGTTTATTTAAAGAAGATGGAAAAGGTAAAATTCGTATTAATTTAAAAAAACAAAAAAGTAAATTTCAAGGAGGGGAAAACCCTGGGTATGTTCCCGATGAAACAAAAGCACAAACTTCTGCTTCAATAGGTAAAGATTATGTCGGGTTTCAAATAAAGAAAAAATTTTCACAAGGTGGCGGAGTGGCGATTAAAGGAACTAAATTTACAGGAGTCTTCTAATGGCTATAATACCTATTGTAAACATTGCTATTAAAGGTTACAAAAAGTTACGACTACTTAAAAAAGGTGCGGATGTAATTAGAGGTACAAGTAAATCAAAAAGCGTATCTTCTGCTCCTGGGAATATATTAAATGATAAGTACCAAGGAAGATATTTTTTTGAAAGAGCTAAAACAAAAAAGGCAGATAAAAATCGTGTGATAGCCGCAAAAAGTTTTGCTAAAACCACCACAGATCCTAATTCAACATTTGGTCTTAAAGATACACCTAAAAAAGATAGATTGATTTTAAAAGCTACTTTAACAGCTAGAGAGCTTGCTGTTGGTAGAAGATTGTTTGAAAAATTTGCACCTAGAAAAAGTCCTTTTGAAGCACCTTCTAGAAGAGTGGGTAGGTATGCAAGAGTTATTGTACCCAAGAGTGTATTAAAGAGATTAAAAGTTGATAGAAAATTAACTAAAGAAGTTAGAAAAGAACGTAAGGGTGGTTTAATATAATGGCTATAATACCTACTGTCAAACTTGCTATTAAAAGCGGTAAAAAATTAAAAGAACTTCTTAAATTAATAAAAGAATCTAAAAAGAAAAAAAGAATAATTGAAAACAACAAAAGATCTAAAGCTAATATAGAAAAAGCTTTAGGCTATAAAAAAAATACAAAAATTTTAAAAAACGATCACAACGCTGCTGCATCAGGAAATCTAAGAGTAGGGGTACCTTCTAAAGCAAGATCAATAAGAAACATAGATCCTCTTACAGAATATAAAATAACTAGATCTGGAGAAGGAAGTCCTATTTCTTCTGCAAGTGATTGGCGTGAAGATATGGAAAGAAGTTTTGGTGGATTAGATATAAAAGGTTTTTTAAAAAAATCTACTGGCGGAGAGATTATCAAAGGAAACGGAATAGCTATTAAAGGAACAAAAAAATTTAAAGGCGTTAAATAATGTCCCAAATAAAACAATCACAAAGCTTTATTGAAGCTATCCAACAAGGAAGTCTTCCTCCAATGGAAGAGAGTCCGGTGGTCGTTCAAACTCCTTATGATGAGAAAGAACCCTCAGCACTTGGAGGACTAGCAGCACTCGGTGCTACAATCGTAGGAGCAACTGCACTTGGTAAAAGAATGCCTGGTGTTAGAAATTATTTAAGGCAGATGAACAAACCTGCAGCTAAAGTAGATTACTTACCTAACAAACCAGTAGGCAATGGTCCAGTACCAACGGCCACTGGACAAGCAACAGACTTAATTGTTCAAACTCCTAAAACAGAATTAGCAGTTATAGGACGATCTAGATTTGGAGAAGTATTAGATAGACCTCTTAACTTTGGAGCACCTCTACAACCCGGTGGAAGAATATTTGGTTCATCAACTTATGACAGAGCGCTTGAGGCAAACTTTGATAAAGCTCCAGCAGATAAATGGATTCAATGGTTTAAAGATGCGAACAGAGGAGATTTAACTTATCCTGGTGGACCTTTACAAGGAGTATCTAGAAAAGTAAGTCCAGAAGAATTATCTGATTTAAACTTAATTAACTTTGATAAATCAGGTCAGCCTATTTCTGGATTTCTTAAAACAGCTAAAGATCAAGGACTTGAAATAGATAGGGAATCTGTTTTAAAAATGATTAGACAATCGCCACTGGCTAACATTAAAACATTAAGACTAACTGCAGGTAAAGATCCAGTAGCAGACTTTGCTACTATTGCAGCAGAAGGAGATGATCTTGCAAGAACTACTGGAATTAATATGAGTGAGTTTCCAGGAGTAGTTAATTCTAATATTAGAACAGCTATGAATACTTCAGGTCCAATTAGTTCAGACGATATTACTATGGTACAGACTTCTTTGAGACAAGCAGGAACGGAAGCTGCGGAAGCAGATAGGTCTAAGTTCTCAAACTTATTAATTAAATACAATCAAGCGGTTGGAAAGTATAATGCATCCTCTGCTAAACCTCCAATGATTCAAGGTGAGCAGGACTTGTATAACATGTATCCAAAACATAAAGGTCAGAGAAGTTATCACTTAGATGGAGGAGAAAATTTTACTGAGGATGTTATTTACTATGATGGCCCTATGCCTAATATCAATTCACGTAAATTTAAATATGTAGAAGGTAGTCCACACTATTTAGGTAGTTCAAAAAGAGAACTTGCGTTTGCAAGATATGATGACTTACCTAATCCTAAAATAGGAGTTGGTAAAAGACATATAAGAGTATCTGAAGTTCAATCAGATCTACACTCCCCACAATTTTCATCCGACTCTAGTACTAGAGATAAATATTTTAAAAATAAAGTAAGTCCTTTTAACCAAGATGGTAACATTAAAATGTTACAAACAGAAAGAAAAAAACTAGTAGATCAGTTAGCTCCTTATCAAGAACTTGGAAGAGGACGTATGGGTTTAACTAGAACTCAATTACAACAAGCAGATAGATTGAAATATAAAATAGATGAATTGGATAGAGGTGCTTTAGCTCAATTAGTTAAACAAGGTTCTGTTGATAGTACAACAGGAGGTCCTTTCTCTAGATCATATAATGATGTGGTTGTTAAGAACTTACTTCGTTCAATGGCTGAAAGAGATATTAATGCGATCTCTATTGTACCTTCAAGTATGAACCAGAATATAAAAATGTTTGATGTTGAAAAATTTGGAAATGAAATAAACTATGGATTGCAAAATGGTAAAGCTGCTATTTTTAATAAAGCAAATGGACAGATGAAAAAATTAAATAATTATTCTTCTTTGAATGAGTCTTTAAGAAAACAAGCTAATCAATACGGAGCTAAGTTTGAAATGTTTCCTATGCCTAAATCTAATCCTTTAAAAGAATTTAAAATTATAGATGAGATAAGTACTAGTAATAGTTCTAGCTATAGAATGGCAGTAGAGAGCGATAGAGCTATTTATAATAGAAAAATAGACAATGACTATATCTTTGATAATCATGTAGGAGCAGCAAATACACAAGCTGAAGCTGACAGAATTTTAAGAGCTTACTCTAACGCAGGATCAGTTAGAGGAAACCTAGTTGTTAAACAAATGGGTCCAGATGATCCGGCTAATTATGAGATGGTTCCAACTCTAATTGCAGACAGCAATGTATTAAAGAAGTTCTTATTGCCTCAAAAGGCTTATATGAATATGGGTGGTTTAGTAGATACTACTAACATTTTTAGATCGATATTGTAGATTTATTCACTCAATTGGTTTACAATCGTAAAAATATACTATAAGGAGATATATTATGAATAAGAAAATTAAAAAAGCTCTTATGGCTGGTGCTGCAATGTATGGTGCAAGCAAGCTTATGGGTGCAAAAGAAAAAGCTCTACTAGCATCAACTGAAGATGGCAAATCTGCTTCTTCTATGATTACTGGTGGAAAAGATCTTAATGACTACAATATGAAAAATAGCATTAAGAAAAAAGGCATACTTAGTAAAATATTAAACCTAGGTCCAGGAAAAAATGCAACATCTAGTAAAGGTGGAACATTAGCTGGAGACTACGGTGATGCTTTTGGAGATGGTTATTCAGGCGGAGCTATGTACGGTAAAATGATTAAAGCTAAAGATGGTGTTTACGTTACAGCTAAATGCAAAAACGGCAGAAATAAAGCAACTAAGATAACATAATAATTTATGGCTATTGAGGACAACAATCCTATCGACAACGAAGAAGAAATTGACGTTGAAGAAGAAGCGACAGTAACATTTGAAGATCCGGAAGATGCAGTAGAAGAAGAAGCTGCTGAACAGGATTTCTATGCCAACATTGCAGAAGACATGGATGAGAGAGTCCTTAATCAATTATCTTCAGATCTTATTTCTGATTACCAAAAAGACAAAGAGTCAAGAAAAGATTGGGAAGATGGTTACTTAAAAGGTTTAGACCTTCTAGGTTTTAAATACGTAGAACAGAACAGACCTTTTAGAGGAGCGGCCGGTGTCACTCACCCCCTTCTTGCAGAAGCAGTAACCCAATTCCAAGCACAAGCATACAAAGAATTATTGCCAAGCGATGGTCCAGTTAAGACTCAAGTTCTTGGATTAAAAACTGACGAGACTACAGAGCAAGCAAACAGAGTTAAAGATTTCATGAACTATATGATCATGGAAAAAATGGAGGAATATACTCCAGAGTTTGACCAGATGTTATTCTATCTTCCACTTGCAGGATCTACTTTTAAAAAAGTTTATTACGATGCAATGTTAGAAAGAGCAGTATCTAAATTTGTACCTGCAGAAGATTTAGTAGTTCCTTATTACGCAACAGATTTAAAAGAGGCTCCAAGAATTACTCATGTAATAAGACAATCAGAAAACGATTTATTAAAAAAGATGGCTTCGGGTTTCTACAGAGAAGTAGAGCTAATGAAGCCTCAAACAAAAGACGACACAATTAAAGATAAGTATCGTTCTCTAGAAGGAACTAAAAAGACAGAGACAGATGACATGATGTATTCTATTTTAGAGCTTCATGTAGATTTAGATTTATCGGATTACATTTCAGACAATCAAGAAGATTCACTTGGAATTAAAATTCCTTACATTGTAACTATAGAAGAATCGTCTAGAGAAGTTTTATCTATTTATAGAAATTACGTAGAAGGTGATGCTAAATTTGTTAGAAAAGATTACTTCACTCACTTTAAATTTTTACCAGGTTTAGGTTTTTATGGTTTCGGTTTAATTCATATGATCGGTGGCCTGTCACGAACAGCAACTGCTGCTTTAAGACAATTATTAGATGCAGGAACTTTATCTAATTTACCTGCTGGATTTAAATCTAGAGGAATGAAAGTTAGAGATGATGATCAGCCTATTCAACCAGGAGAATTTAGAGATGTAGATGCACCGGGTGGAAACATCAGAGATCAGTTTCAATTACTACCTTTCAAAGAACCTTCACAGACATTATTTAACCTTATGGGCTTTTGTGTAGATGCAGGAAGAAGATTTGCATTAACTACAGACACAGCTGTTGGAGAAGGTAATCAAAATGCTGCTGTTGGAACTACAATTGCTTTAATGGAAAGAGGCAGCAGAGTAATGAGTGCTATTCATAAGCGTTGTTACTATGCAATGAGACAAGAATTTAAACTTTTATCAAAAGTTATTGCAGAATACCTGCCACCTGAATACCCTTATGCAGTTTATGGTGCAGATAGAATAATTAAATCACTAGATTTTGATGCAAGAGTAGATGTTTTACCTGTTGCAGATCCAAATATATTTTCAATGGCACAAAGAGTGACGTTAGCACAGACTCAATTGCAAATTGCACAAACAAATCCACAACTTCATAACCTACATGAAGCTTATACTCGTGTTTACGAAGCCTTAGGAACAAAACAAATAGCAGAATTACTAAAACCAGAAGTTAAACCTTTTCCAAAAGACCCTGCGATAGAAAATGCAGAGGCTTTACAGATGAAAATAGCTCAAGCGTTTCCAGAACAAGATCATGATGCCCATATAGCAGCCCATTCAGCGTTTCTAAGAACTAGAATGGTACAAATTAACCCTCCAGTGTATGCTTTACTACAAGGACACATATCTCAACACGTTTCTTTTAAAGCACAGAAGGAAGTAATGGCTATGATGCAACAAGATCAGCAAATGATGATGATGGCACAACAAAATCCACAACAATTTCAAGTAATGATGGATTCTGAAGTAGCTAAACGTATTGCACAAATAACTTCTGAGTTAGCTCAAGCTGAATCACAGCAAGACGGGGCTAAACAAGACCCTCTAATTATGTTAAAACAGAGAGAGCTAGATCTTAGAGCAATGGATATGCAAAGAAGAGCAGAAACGGATGCTTTAAGAATTAATAATCAAGATGAACAGTTTGAAGACAGACTGGATTTTGATAAAGTAAAATTAGAAGTAAATGACGAACAATCTGATGAAAGATTGGAAGTTGCTAGAGAAAAAATGAATTTAAAAAACAAAGGAGCTAAAAATGGGTAAGAAATTAGGATTAGACAAACAATATAGTTCACTACTTACAAGTGTAAATAAAAATTCACCTTCAGGAGTTTTAAGTAAAGTTTATAAATCTATTGGAACTTTTCCAAACGTTTCAGGTGTGGCAAACTCAAAACTTTTAAATGTAGGTAAAAAAGTTTTTAGTAAAACACCTATTGGTAGAGCAGTAAATCTTGCAGTAAATGTTGGATCAGGTATTGGAATAGGATATTCATATGCTAAAAATAAATTTAATAAGAAAAAAGCTGATTTCCAAAAAGGTGATTACAGCGATATTAAAACAGATAAAAAAATGGGCGGTGGCATGATGCAAGGATATGGTGCTGCTAGAACATCTGGAATGGGTTTAGAAGATCAATCTTTACCACCTGGAAAAATGGTTAGAGCCAAGTATGGTAAACACATGAAAAAATAATGTTTAAGGATAAGCCCCATAAAGTTTCTGGCAAGAAATTTGGGCCACCACCTAAACGTGGTCCAAACCCACAAGGTTTAAGTACGGGAAGTAAAAAAGAAGTAAAAGTAAAAGCAGGTTATCATAAAATGCCTGATGGCAGCATTATGAAAAATAGTGCTCATAAAAAATAAAGGAGCAAAATAATGTGGTTAAGTGCAATTAAACTAGCAATGAATGCTGGTACTCATATTTACAAAAATAAGCAACAGACGAAAATGCTTATGTCAGATGCTGCTATGAAACATGCTCAGAAAATGAGTACTGGAGAATTAGAGTATTCTGGAAAATTACTAGAAGCTAGACAATCAGACTGGAAAGACGAATTTATTTTGGTTTTGCTGTCAATTCCAATCGTAATGTTGGGATGGTCAGTATGGTCAGATAATCCTGTACATATGGAAAAAATGGAATTATTCTTTTTTCATTTTGGAAACCTGCCTTTTTGGTATCAAACAATTTTTGTTGGTGTTATTGCGAGTGTCTATGGACTTAAAGCAACCGATCTGATAAAGAGAAAATAATATGTGGAATTGGATTAAAAAATTATTTACACCTAAAAGACAAGAACCTTTGTTATTAGATAAAGAAGTTACTATTGATCACTCTAAATTAACTAAAGGTGATCTTAAAAAATTACAAGCTCAAGGAAAAATTAAATCTATTTATGATAGATGACACTGACACAATTGGCCTTGATTACGGAGTAGTTCGTAGAGTTGCTAATAAAAGAATTGAATCGTTAAAAGACACTATAGTGCACCAGGTTGACAACTTGGAGCAACTTAACTATATTAGAGGGCAAATCAAAGGCCTAGAGTCTTTGCTTCAGGATCTTAAAGACCTGCAGCTTAAACAGGAGCGATTAAATGACGGCGAACTCAACAACTTCGGGAGAGACCCCGAAGGTTAAAACAGCATTACTTGATGCTTATAAGACAAAAGAAGAAATCAAAGAAACAAGATTAGATGCTGATGAAGTATCTAACAATAAACCTCTTTTAGAAAAACTACCTACTCCAACAGGTTGGAGACTTTTAGTATTGCCTTACGCAGGACCTAAAAAAACTAAAGGTGGAATTCTATTAACAGAAACAACTAGCGAAACAATACAGATGACAACCGTATGTGCATTCGTATTGAAAGTTGGTGATCTAGCCTACAAAGATAAAGTTAAATTTCCAGAAGGACCTTGGTGTGAAAAAGGTGACTGGGTAATTTTCGGAAGATATGCAGGATCTAGATTTAAGATAGATGGCGGAGAAGTTCGTCTTCTAAACGATGATGAAATTATTGCTAAGATCAACGATCCAGAGGATATACATCATCAATTTTAATACATACGCAAAAACAGGAGCTACAAATGTTAGAAAAAAGTGATTATCAAAAAGATAATGATACCTCCAAAGAGGTAGAACTAGATACCGATGGTATCCAAGAACAGTCGATTGAAGTTGAAAAACAATCAGAAGTTGAATCGAATGAAAGTGAACCTAGAGAAGAAGTTGATTTAGGATATACAGAACCTAAAACTGCAGGAATCGAAGGTATTTCAGTTGAAGAAAAAGAAGATAAAAAAGAAACTAAGGTTGATGATTTATCCGATGTTTCAGAAAAAGTTAAAAAAAGAATTGATAAACTAACTTTTAAAATCAGAGAGTCTGAAAGAAGAGAAAGAGCAGCATTAGATTATGCAAAATCTCTTAAATCTAAATTAGATGTATCTGAAACTAAATATACTAAAACTAGTAAAAGTTATGTTGAACAATACTCAGCTAGAGTAGCTGCAGAACAAGAGAAAGCAAGACAATCTTTAAAAGATGCAATTGTTGATCAAGATGCAGATAAAATTGCTGATGCAAATTCTTTAGTAGCCAAGTTAGCCATTGAAGCAGAAAAAGCTAAAATGACTGCAGTCGAAGAAGATGAAAGAGAAGCAGCTAGGCAAACAGAAATTACTCAAGCTGAAACTCAACAAACTACTCCACCACCTCAAAATCCTACTTATCCAGAACCATCTAGAAAGGCTCAAAATTGGGCTGAAAGTAATGAATGGTTTGGGTCAGATAAGATTATGACAAGTGCTGCGTTTCAAATTCACCAAGATCTTATAGACCAGGGGTTTGACGTAGAGAGTCAGGAGTATTATAATGAAATTGATAAAACAATGAAGGATAATTTCCCTCATAAGTTTAATCGTCAGGAGCCAAAGAAAATCGTCCAAACTGTGGCCTCTGCTCAACGAAACCAAAACGGACGCCGATCAGTGAAACTCACTCGTTCACAAATAGCTATCGCTAAAAAATTAGGGGTGCCACTAGAGGAATACGCAAAATACGTGAAGGAGAATGCAAATGGATAATACTATAAAAAGAACCTCACGCGAGTCAGAAAGCAGAAAAGAAACTATGACAAAAACTGCTTGGGCTCCACCATCAAGTTTGGATGCACCACCTGCACCGCAGGGATACGCTCATAGATGGATAAGAACATCTGTGACTGGGTTTGAGGATACGGCTAACGTAACTAAAAAACTCAGAGAAGGTTGGGAATTTGTAAGAGCAGATGAGATTCTTTCGAACCCAAGCTTAGGCCAATATCCTGTAATTAAATCAGGTCAATACGATGGATGCATTGGAATTGGAGGCCTTGTGTTGGCAAGGATACCGGAAGAGATTTTAAAATCGCGCGCTGAGTATTTTAATAAAATTACTCAAGACCAAATGACCGCAGTCGATAATGATCTTATGAGGGAGCAACAACCAGGGATGCCAATCAATATTGATAGGCAATCTCGAGTGACCTTTGGCGGTAATTCTAAGAAATAATTTCTTAACGATAACTACCTAAGGCGGCTAATATAAATAAACATAATAGGAGAAAAAACAAATGTCAAACCAATTAGAAAAGTTCGGTCTTAGACCCTACAGAAAACTAGACGGTACACCACTTGTTGGCGCTCAAAACAGATACACTATTGCAAGTAACTACGGTACAGCAATATTTCAAGGTGACATGGTAATTCCAGTTACTGGTGGAAATATTGAAAGATACCCTGGTAATACTTCAACAGCTGTTGTGGGTGTTTTCAATGGATGTTTTTACACAGATCCTACTACGCAAAAGCCGACCTTCTCAAACTACTACCCAGGTTCAGTTGCAACAGCTGATATTACAGCTTTCGTTGTTGATGACCCTGACGCAGTATTTTTAGTTGATGCTGATGCAACGTTCGCAAGAGCGGATCTGTTTCAAAACTACTCACTAACAGCAGTTAGTGGAAATACTAAAACTGGAAATTCGGAACAGCAACTTGATGTTTCTGAATCAGGAACTAATGCAACATTTATTGTACAAGCAATAGATATTTCGCAAGACCCTGATAACTCAGATACTAGTTCAGCTAACGCGAATATTTTAGTTAGAATCAACAATCACTTCTACAGAAGTGGCACAGGACTATAATAGGAGAATAAATTATGGCTATATCACGATCACAACTAGTTAAAGAACTAGAGCCAGGATTGAATGCACTATTCGGCCTGGAATACAACAGATACGAAAATCAGCATGCGGAAATTTTCCCTGCTGAGGCGTCTGACAGAGCTTTTGAAGAAGAAGTGATGTTAAGCGGTTTCGGTTCAGCACCAGTTAAACAAGAAGGTGCTGGAGTAGTGTTCGATCAAGCTCAAGAGACTTTTACAGCTAGATACACACACGATACAATCGCATTAGCATTCTCTATTACAGAAGAAGCTATTGAAGACAATCTGTACGACAGACTTGCAGCTAGATATACTAGAGCACTTGCAAGATCTATGTCTAACACAAAACAAGTCAAAGCGGCTGCTGTTTTAAACAATGGACAAATTACTACTGCTATCGGTGGTGATGGTGTGTCTTTGGTTAATGCTGCGCATCCGTTAGCAACTGGTGGAACGTTCTCAAACGTACTAGCTGTTGCTGCTGATTTGAATGAAACATCGCTTGAGCAATCTTTGATTGACATTGCAGGTTTTGTTGACGAAAGAGGACTAAAAGTTGCTCTTAACGGTACTAAAATGATAATTCCAAAAGAATTACAATTTACTGCTGAAAGACTAATGAAGTCACCTCAAAGAGTCGGCACTGCTGATAATGATATCAATGCAATGGTTAACATGGGAATGATTCCTGAAGGATACAGAGTTAATAACTTCTTATCTGACACTGATTCATTCTTTATTCTTACTGATACGCCTAACGGATTTAAACATTTCGTTAGATCACCTATCAAAACTGCTATGGAAGGCGACTTCGATACTGGTAACGTAAGATTTAAAGCTAGAGAAAGATACAGCTTCGGTTGGTCTGACCCTAGAGCCGTGTTTGGTAATGGAAACTTACCTACAAGCTAATAATCGTTTAGATTAAATACCTAGCGGTATTACTTAAAAGGGACGGTGTTCACATCGTCCCTTTTTTTATGTATAATATAAACACTTAGAATAAATTATTATGTAGACTGACTAAGCAGACGGTATAGAGACTACATAGTATAACCGCTATACAGGAGAAACTATTATGGCAAACACAACTTTTTCAGGCCCGGTTAGATCCGAAAATGGCTTTGAATCAATTACAAAAAACGAAACAACAGGTGCAGTTTCAGTAAACGCATCTTACGGAGCAACTATTACAGGTGGTGTTCAATCATTATCTGGTGCAGGTGCAGTTGATCTTACAAATTTAGTAACAGAACTTACAACAGCAGCAGGTGCTGCTGCAGTTACTTTAGCAGATGGAACAACTTCAGGCCAAATCAAAATCATTAACATGATTGTTGATGGTGGTGGAACTGCAACAGTTACTCCAGTTACATTTGCAAATGGAACAACTTTAGCTTTCGATGCAGTGGCTGAATCAGCTACTTTAGTATGGAACAGTACTATTGGTTGGGTTCTATCTGCACATACAGGCGTTACAATAGCTTAATAAATAATTAGTGGCTCCTTCGGGAGCCATGAACTAGGAGAATTATGTTTAAAGGCGATATACAAGCTACAAGATCAACAGCAGGAAACACAGGGACTGCCGTAATTTCACAACCAATAAGGTTAAAAGGAATTATTGTTGCTAACGATGGTGTTGGAGCAGGTCTTTTAGAATTAACTACCACTTCAAATACTGGGGATACATTATTTATTGCAGACTGTCCAACTGGCGATGTGATTAACTTTTCTTTTCCAGACGATGGTATTTTATTTCCAAAAGGAATATTTGTTAAAACTTCAACAAATATTGAAGCTTACACATTATTAACAGATAAATATTCTGGCCCTAACTTAACAACGAGTAACGGATAATGGGTGGTTCAAGTTTTTCATCAGATCAAGGTAATGCTCATGCAACTGCTACAGCACAACTAGTTGCAACAGGCGGTAGAGTTAGACTAACTTCTATTCAAGGAGAAGGTATTGCATCAGCATTATTAGTTTTTAAAAGTGGTGGAGCTTCTGGTTCTACAATAGCTACTTATGGATTTGGTGTAGATGGTTTATCTGTTTATGTTCCAGGAAATGGTATTCTTTTTGAAGATGGTATTCACGTTACAGTAACTAACTGTCCAAACGTTTCTATAACTTTTACGTAACATGGATTATTACGCTGATCTAGGTTTAGAAATAGGCGAAATAGACATAGATTCTTTTGCAAAAGGTGGAATGCCTAAACGTAATAAGAAAAACTATCGTAGCACTAAATCTGGTGCAGGAATGACACGTAGAGGTGTTATAGCTTACAGAAAATTAAATCCCGGATCAAAATTAAAGACAGCCGTTACAGGTAAAGTTAAAAAAGGCAGTAAAGCTGCTAAACGTAGAAAATCATACTGTGCAAGAAGTGCTGGACAAATGAAGCAGTTTCCAAAAGCAGCAAGAGATCCTAATTCTAGACTAAGACAAGCTAGAAGAAGATGGAAGTGTTAAATAAAATATACTGGATGTTTTTAGACGTCTTGATTTATGTTATACTAGGTTTATTATTTTTTTTAACTGTAGGAGGGCTTTACGCTAAAACCATGATTGATAAATACATTATAAAATTCTGTGAATTCATTGATAATACTACTGCTAAGATAGCTAGTTTTTTTAACAAAAAAAAGAAGAAATAACATGATGGTTAAGTGTAAAACTTGCGGCCATGGGTGTCATTGCAGTGAGGATAAAATAGATTCTGAACATTACACACCATTAATGGATTTGTGTGAGTGTAAAAAATGTCTTCATGAAGCAAAAAAAGAAATTGAATACGAG